GAATTTTACCAGAAGAAACTATAAAAGAAATAGAAAGACTAAAACAGTTAGATAGTAATTACTGGCAAATATACGGACTAGGTGATATGGCACAACCTACAGAAACTATTTTCAGACAGTTTGAAATAGTAAATGAAGTGCCTAAAAATGCAAACATAATAGCGCTTGGTATGGACTTTGGGTATACTAATGATCCTACAGCAATAGTAGAAGTGTATAAATTAAATGATGATTTGTATATAAATGAATTACTATATAGCAAAGGTTTAACGAATCAAGATATAGCTGCAAAGCTAAGAGAATTAAATATAGGTAATAGGACAGAAATAATATACGATAGTGCAGAACCTAAAAGTGGTGAAGAGATTAGACGTATGGGGTTCTTAATGTACCCAGCTAAAAAAGGTGCTGACAGTATAAATATGGGTATAGACATTTTAAGACGTTTTAAGCTACATATAACTAAGAATAGTACCAATGCACTAAACGAATTTAAATACTACAAATGGCTTACTGATAAGAACGGACAGATAGTTAATAAACCTTCTACTAACCAGCAAGATCATATAATTGACGCTGTTAGGTATATAGCTTTAAATAAGCTTATGACTAATTACAGTGGCAAATATTACATATTATAAACGAATATTAACTTTTTATATATACAATAAATGGCAAAAGAAGAAATAACATTACAAATACCCCAAGACTGGAACGCTGTTACTATACAAATGTATCGTAAGTTTCAAGAGCTTAAAGGTAAAAAACTTTCTAAAGATGAATTTAACTTAGAATGTATTTGTATTATGTGTAATATTGATAGGGGGGTAATGGATAGAATGAATTACAATGACGTTAATAAGATAGCTAAAGAACTATCAGTATTACTAAAAGAAGAACCTAGTACAGAAGAGTTACAAAAGAAAGTAGAATGGAATGGTATTACATACGGTTTTATACCTAACCTTAGTGAAATAACGCTAGGTGAATATGTAGATATAGAAAGCTATTGTAAGGACGCACAAAAGAACTTGCACAAGATTATGAGCATATTGTATAGACCTATAGTAAAAGAAACTAAAACAAGGTATAGCATAGAACCTTATTCACCTAATGAAGAATTAGAAGAAGAGTATTTAAACTTTCCTGCTTTACCTTCAATAGCTGCTTTAAATTTTTTTTTTTGTTTAGGAAGAACACTATCAATAGGTTTGGTCAGGTCTTTGAGAAAGGAACGTCAAATGATGAAGAAGATGAAGAAAAAAGCGCTACACTAACTAGTAAGTGGGGCTGGTACAATATTGTATTTTCTTTGTGTTCTGAAGATATAACGAAAATAAAAGAAGTAACAAGTTTGGAACTGTATATGGTATTAACATACCTATCATACCAACAAGATAAAATAAGTATAGAAAAAAATAGTTATGGTAACATTTAGTAATATAATAAAAACATTTAATAACGTAGCTGATAATCACTACATAATAAATTCTTTTCATTCTGGGTTCTTAGATGAAGTAGATATAAATAAGATGGACTTACAAGACTTTCCTATACTATACTGCGAACCAGGTAGTGCTACTATAGAGCAAGGTGTATTAACGTATTCTGTAACTGTATTTGTGTTAGATATCCTTAAAGAAGATTTAAGTAATAGAAATGACGTATGGACTAATACACTAGAAATTACGCAGGACATTATAGCAGACTTCAAACAGAATCTATCTATACAAACTAGTGGTAGTGATAGTGGTAAAAAAACAAGTTACGCAGACAATGAAGTAGTAATAGAAATGCCTATAAATTCTGATCCTTTTACTGCTAGATTTGCTAACATTTTGTCTGGTTGGTCATCTACTATATCATTACAAGTTAATAATACTAATAACTTATGTAATGCACCTATAAACCCTTCTGATTTAAACCCTAATATATAATGGCTATAAAACTAAAATTAAGGGGGTTAGACGGTAAGTTCGTAAAAGGCGAAGTAAAGCACTTAGAAAAAGCTATAACTAGATTTGGTTCTAACGTAATCAAAGATGGTAGAAAAATACTTTATGATAAAAGGAAAACTACACAAGGTAACACGCTATATAGTGACTATCATTACACCATGAAAAGCACAAAAAGCACAATAGAATTAGGTTTAGAGTTTGGTGACGCTGCTGACTACTGGCAATATGTAGATCAAGGTGTAAAAGGAACTGGGGGTATAAAAAAAGGTACAACAAAAAAAGGCGAAGAGGGTAAACGTGGTGGAACTGGACTAGCAAGAGGTGGTAAAACTAGCTTTAAGTTTGATAAATCTTATGACAATCCAGCAGGTAAGCTAGTAAACGCTTTAAAAAGATGGATTAGAAATAAACCTATAAGCTTAGGTGATAGGTCTATAGATAGCCTAGCTTATGCTATGGGGTACGCAATAAGAAGAAGAGGTCTAGAAAGAACTATGTTTGTAAGTAGACCAGTAGAAGTACATTCTAAGAAAATACCAGACGAAGTAACTCAAGCTTTTCTATTAGACGTAGAAAGCTTAATAGGCAAACTACCTAGTAAACAAATGGAAATAAAAGTAAAATTATAAAAAATGGCATATACAATAGAACAAAAACCTAGTCTAGTATCAGCAGCAAATAGTCCTATGGTATTTGTATTAAAAGACGATAACCCTGCAAACTATAACGCTACTAAATTTAGGTACATAGCACAAGTATTTATTAGTATAACAGACTTTACAAGTTATACAGAAATAGCTAAAGTAAAGGTATACAAGAATAAAGTAAATGTAGGTATAGTAGATGTACACAAAATAGTTAGAACGTACCTAAAAACGCAAGAAACTAATAAAAATTCTACAAGTGATAGTATACACACGCTGGGTATAAAAGCTAATACTAAAATGTTTTCACAAAATGATGATCAATTAATAATAGTAAAAATAGAAGCAGGGTTTGAAAAATCTACGTCTGCTACTACAGCGCCTACAGAATCACTAAATGAAGCTAATGCTGTTATAACTAGCACAATAGCTACAACGCCTTATACTAAAACAGCAGATAACGTAGGTGGTTTAGATATTAATGGTAGTAACTTTCCTTTACAGTATTTTATGAATGACACGTCAGCGCCAGATAGCTATGGCTTTTTAACTAATGCGCCTAATATACAATTTGTAAGGGGTAGTAGTACAGCGTTAGATAATGTAGATGAACTTACAGTATGCTTTAAACAAGGTGAATCTGGTGGTGTAATAACTACTGGAAAGAAAATAGAGTATATGGGTATACAGTATTTTGACGGTTTAGGTAATGTTATAACTGGTACAAGTGGTGGTAATAATATACATTTTTTTGTAAACGATAATACTAATGGTGGCGCAACAAATGCACAAGCAGGTACAGTAGCAGAATCTTTACTGTATTTTGGCGCTGGTACAGCTAACCTAGAAACGCAATCTGGTGAAGTTGTAGATGACGGTGGGGGTGCTGAAACTAGTGCTACTGCTAGACCTAGTAACTTTGCTAACTGGGCGTACTATAGAATCTTTGGCGCTACAGATCACACCTTAGCAAGTAGGTCTACTAAGTTTTACTACTTCTATAGATACGGTGCTAGTCAAGACAGTAATGCAACTGGTGTAGATGATAGACACCAAAGCTGCACTAGATACGATAACATCAGACTGGCTTGGGTAAATAAGTTAGGTGCTTGGGACTACATGAATTTTAGGGGTAAAAAGTATAGACATTAAAAGGTCTAATAGTTCTAGTGTACCTGGAACTTGGGACAAGCCAACTTTTAATTATAATAACTATGATAGAGGTAAAAACACTTTATATACTGAAGCTACTAAAAAGCTAACTATAAATAGTGACTGGCTTAATGATAATGAGGGTGCTTGGTTAGAAGAACTATTTACGTCTACAAACGTACAAATTTTAGGTGATAACAATATAGTATATCCAGTGAATGTAACAGACAATAGGTACACCAAAAAAACAAGCGTTAATAATAAGATTAAAATACAGTACACTATCAATTTAGAGTACGCTAATAAAGTAAGAACAAATAGCTAATGAATACAAGACTAGTAGTATATAGACCTACCTTAACTGATTCTGGTGTTTTAATAAATAATCCTGGTTCTACTTATCCAGTATCGGCTTCAGAAACAGTAATAGCTGTAGACACAGTAGACGCTACTACAGTATTTATAGCAAATGATAGTTTAGTAGATAATGCAGGTGTAGTATACGGTGTAATAAAATCAGTAGATAGCGCTACAGCAATTACTTTATTTAGTGTATCTGTAGCTATACCAGACAATGCAAGTTTATTCTACACACCTAATACGCCTTATGAGATAGACTTAGATAAAGCGCCTAATGTTAGAATAAACTATAACTGGTTAGATGTCAAAGAACCAGAGAATAGAAAATCTAATTTTAGCCAGACTATTAAAATACCTTTTACTAATGAAAATAATAAGTTTTTTGAAAACTGGTTTGATGTTAATTTAGACACTTTAATATATAACACTAAGACTAAATATAAAGCTGTAATATTAGTAGATAGTGTACCACAGTTAGACGGTTATATACAGCTTAAAACAATCTATTTAAACGCAAGACTTTACGAAGTAATAGTATTTGGTGACACTGCTAATTTCTTTGCTGATATA